ATCTGCTCCTTGGACACAGCAATGGGTGAATGCATTCGCACCATCAACTAAATGATTTCTATAATTCTCAAACTTTTCTTTGCTCACTTCATGCCATCCAGTTATTGGGGCATCGACAAAATAAATACACATAACAATTACCCTCCTAAAATGTATTATTCTGGTCTGCCATCATCAGAGCCGGGAGACCGTCCCCGGCTGACGCTCCGAAAGTTGGAGCGTTTCGGCTAAAATTTGAACATGTCCGCCGGTGCAAGAATTGAACCACCGGCGCACTTGGCATATATGAGACATTCGCCGCCTTTTTTAAATGACATGTAAAATTCACATGCCACGGCGTTTTCCGGATCGCCGGGGCCATATATAATCGGATCGCCGGGATCACATTCCTTTTTTATTCTTTGTGCGATCTGCTCCGGCGTTGCCTCGGCTGCTTTGTAGCAGTCTAACATAATGTTATATGTTGTCTTGCTGATCTGCTCCCATTTCGGGGCACATCCTGTTGGAACGTTGTGATAATATCTCATGTTTTTATACCTCCTTAACAATGAAATCATGTTCAATTGTTCTGATCTGATCTTTGTTTGCTTTTACCTCTCCGATATAACTTTTTGTTGCTCTGTCATAAATTTTAATTATTCTCATTTTTTTATTCTCCTTTGTATTTCCTGCCTTGCTATCCACCAGGCACCGGCGGCAAGCTCTTGCAAGTCGTCAATGCCTGTCATGTGGAATTGTCAAGGTTGTTATCTCTTTGCTATGGTTAAATGATACTACGATATAAGGCACAAAACAAGATGGAATAATACACAAATATAAGGCACAAAACAGCTTATAAATTGTATAATGTGTATAAGGCACAAAATAATCAAAATACAAAGCTACAACAGATCAGCTATAAAAGATCAATGTTGACATATAAGGCACAATGATATATATTAGATATATCAATATGTAAAGGAGATGGAGTAAATGAAGCAGAAAACTACAGAAGCACAGCGCAAAGCAATATATAAATATGATGATAAATTTGAACGCATTAATTGCAGATTAGCAAAAGGCACGAAAGAACGAATAAAAGCCTTGAAGTATAGCGCAAATGACTTCATCAAGCTGGCAGTTGCCGAAAAACTAGAACGCGAAGAGAAAATATTGAAATAAGGCACAAAATAAACGTTGACATATAAGGCACAAAATGATATAATGTATACATCAGATAAAGAAAGGACGCCGAGCAGATCGGCGAGGGTGGGAAAAATATGAATATTGATTATGAGTTCAACACCGTTGATGGTGTCCATTTTCAGAAAGAGGAAATATCACAAATTGAAAAGGGATTTGCACATGGATTGACAGAAGAACAGGTTAAAATATATGTTAACCCATATTTTAGCGATCTGGATATGAAGTTAATAAGAAAGGGCATAGAGCATAATTTTACAGACGAAGAAATAAAATTAATATCTTCTCGAAGTGATTTATACCTCAGGAAAAAGGAGGTATACAAAGCAATATCACACAGAGTATGTCCGGAAGGCATAAGGTTAATAGCCGAGGGACCGTTTGGCGGTCTTGAGGCTAAAGAGATAAGGAAAGGCTTTGAGCATGGTCTTACATTTGAACAGGTGTTAATATATGCGTGGCCGGACTATCCAGAATATCACGCATTTGCAAAGTATACAGACTTTGCAATGAAAGAAATTCGCAAAGCGTTAGAGGCGGGTTGTGATGCGGAATATGTGAAAGAATGTGCTAAGCTACCATATCCCGATATGGTAAAAAAACTTAGAGGAACAGAGAAATAAAAGAAAGGACGCCCAAGGGGCGGAGAAAGAGAGGAAAAAAGATGGAAAATAAAGACATAAAAATAATAATGGCCACAAACAAGACAAAAAGAGAAGCAGAAGAATATTTAAAGCGTGGCGCCGTAGTCTATGAATATGCGGACTATTTAAAGCACTTTGACGAGTACGCCGGAGAACTGGAAGAAGAATATAAACAGCAGTTGAGGCATGAGGTGGAGACTTCGGACGATGGGCCGCTTGTAAACTGGGATATGGATTTAGTCACTTTTGAAGGCGACAGATACGTGATAGAATATTTTTTATAAAAGGGGGATTCAAGATGATAACGATAAAAAGTATCAATTCGCAGTTAGAAAAAAAGAATAATGTAAACAAAGTTTGGATAAAAGAAAATGGTGATCTTGTAATACATACAAGCGGCGCGGCTATGCCGGCAGGAATATATAATAACCCGGACGATTATTGCGAGGTCACGGACGCTTATTTTGATTGGGCATCTGGAGCAGATGGAAAATACAACACGGCTAGAATTATGGCTAGTGCCGCGAATGATTTTTACAACAAGTAAAAACTTTGTCGAACTTTGTCACACGGTTATTATTGATATAATAGCCGTGTTTTTTTATGCTTATTATATCAATTCTGGAGGTGTAAAAGTGTTAGAGCGTGGTTATTGTTATAAGTTAAATATAAAGAGCCGTCAAGCAATGATAAAGGAGTATAACAGAGCAGCACAGAAAAAAGGACTGCCCCCGGCGTCCATGTGTGACATATTCGCGATTTTTGAAGAGGGAAACGGTCGGGTGCGCTGCATGTTGGATTTTGGACCTTGTGCGCATATATGTGTTAGCGTCTGCATAGATCAGCTTGAGCAGCACAAAGCCGGGCGACAGAATGACGGGAGCTGGAACTATCCAACATTGTTTGATCTGTCAGAGCGGGAGGCGATAAAGGAATACAACAGAATGTGGGATCAGATCGCAAACTGGCCATAAATCAAATGTTGACAAATAAATAAAACAATGGTATATGTTTTATTGATGTTTTTTATTCATATCTAAACACTAAAGAGGTATTAACCGCATAGAGTATATTAGACTGTATTCTATGCGGTTTTGTTGTATATATAATATATAGCTAGAGAGGAGGCGGAAACATGGAGAATAACCAGGAGGTAGAAATATTTGACAATGAGATAGATATGTACTTACAAGAGTTCTGCGACATTCACAAGCCGCCTATTGATGATCTCACAAACTGCCCACAAAATTTATGGTCCGGCGCTATGATGTATATATATAGACATATGTTTAAAGGTACAGATAGATTGTTAAATAATAATAATATATATATGTCTAAGGGTGCTATATATTCTAATATGTATGATTATAATAAATGTTTAGATATATGCGAGTATTATATATATATTTGTGGTTTATATAATAAAGTGCCATCAATAATAGACTATTGCCACTTGACAGGTATTGACAACGACACAATAACAGAGTGGGGCAAGGATAAGCCAAGCCACCCGCGGACAAGAATTTACAAAAAACTTCGCGGTTTTCGTGAGAATTGTCTGACAAATCGACTAATTGACACAAAACAGGCGGTTGGCTTAATTGCGATACAAAACAGGGAATATGGCTGGAATGATGCTGGCGGGGCTGCTGCCGGAGGTGCCACAATCGCTCTAACTGCCTCAGATGTGCGCAAATTGTTAGAGTCAAATTGTGCCAAACTTCCAGACAATTCAGCACAGGCGGAGACTATAGAGGTTAATTGTACCGTGCCGAATTGTATGAACAATTCAAACAATTTAGGACGGGCTGAAAGCGTAGGAAATAAGCCACTTTTTGATGGTAACAACACGGAATAAATACATAACTGTGCGTGAAACGTGGGTTTTGCGAATAGATACAAAGGCATAGGCGGCATAATGGCAAATTGTGCGAACAATTAAAACAATATTAGCACATAGACAAAATGAGTGCTAAAAAAGATCACTGGAGGGGGTGGGGGTGTGACAGGACCTCAGGAGAGCCCTTACTAAGCCCCCCAAATATTTTTAAAATAAAAAAGGCCTTATCAGCCACATATAAATATATCAAGTATAAATCTACACATGACACCATATATACATAAAACAGCAATACATTATCTGAAAAACATATAGACAAAATCCGAATAATGTGTATATAATACATACATAACAGTTATCTATCGGTCAGATAGATATTCTTTAATCACATCAGACAAAACTATAAAATCCCCAAAAGGAACAAAATGAACGGAATTGAATATCAGATGGCTGCCATGCGTACAAATGATGGCAGGAATAGAGATAGACTTCTTAATGCTGTTTCAACAACAAATGGAATAGACGTTGCTGAACTGCTTAATGGTGTTATAGGTCTTACAGGCGAGTCGGGAGAAGTTGCTGATCTTGTTAAAAAGGGCGTATTTCACGAAAAAGGCATAGACATAAATCACTTGAAGAAAGAATGCGGCGATGTAATGTGGTATGTTGCCATGATCTGTGATGCAAGCGGTTTCACCCTTGATGATGTTATGCAGACGAACAAAGAAAAACTTGAAAGTAGGTATCCGGAAGGATTTGACACTTGGAGAGCCAACCACAAACAGGAGGGCGACATATGATTGAACTTATCGTTTTGCTTTGGATTGCAATAAAACTTAATGCTCCTGTTTGGATATATATATTGTTGGGCATAATTGCTTTAATTAAGGCTGTGGCGTTTGGAATAAATCTCAGCAAGAATAACTAAACATTGGGAGGTAATCACTATGGCAAAAGATAAATGCAGCAATTGTGAATACTGCATAACAGAAGATGGCGACAAGGTTTGTAACAATCAGAATAGCGAATATTATTCAGATTATGTTGAACCTGGACATGTATGTTTGGATTATGAGGGCAAAAACAATGAGTGTGACTGATGATATTCTGAAAACTGACTACAGTTTACAATTTGATGAAAAACGCAAGGCTTTAGTGGTTCAAAGTCATTATAAGTATGGCAGAGCTGGAAGAAATTTTGCCACAGGCAACGTTGATGCAATAGGCAGCCTTGAAAAATGCCTTGCAAAGTTTAAAGAGACAGGGAATACGGAATATCTTCTTGATGTTGCCAATTATGCTATGTTCAGATATATGTGGCCGCAAAGAGGAGAATACTTTAAGCATACCGATAGTGATGAATCGGCCGGAATAGTCGGTATGAGTGTTAATGAAATGGAAAAATACAAATAGGGTTATTGCCAAGTGGTAAGGCACAGGACTTTGACTCCTGTATTCGAGGGTTCAAATCCCTCTAGCCCCGCTACTGAGTATAGGCAGTTGTTGCAAGTAGCCTTTCCACCTATACAGTCCACCATGACTAACCATGGGAGCCTTGAGACCATACAAGGCGAATGTGAATGATTAGCTCAGTTGGGAGAGCAATAGATTTTTAATCTATGGGCCATGGGTTCGAATCCCATCTCTGCTATTTGTTGGCCAAAGTTAAGCTCTTTCTGAGCATTGGGTCTATGGCTTGACTAACAATCTTAAAGCTTAAGGAGGCCGGATAGCAACCGGATAGAGTATTGGTGGCAGAGTCCTACTTGAATTAAAAAAAATGCCTTGATTTGGAAAAATTAAGGAAATGCACACTGGAACAATAGTCATAGTCAAGTGGTCAAGACATCGCCATTTCACGGCGGTAACGAGGGTTCGACTCCCTCTTGTTCCATTACAAAAACAGAGATGTATGGTTGTGAGGTGAAATATGGCTGGTGGTGTACATAGGTGCGATCCGGATAAGTTTTCAGAGGCAGTAGCAGAATATATGGCTGGCAGAGTTACACAGGCTAAAGCTGCGCAGATAGCCAGAATGAGTATTCCAACCTTTTTGAAATACCTCAATATGCTATTTAGCGGAGAACCATTTCCAGACACATTGTTTGTTTTTGAAGATAAAGGAAAAGTCAATGAAAGTAATAATGACGGTGGACAATCGTAAACGAGAATACACAGAAGAGCACTTTAGAAGTGGCAATCCTGAAAAAGACGGCAATTATATTGTGGTATCACGCACAGGTGCTATTTGCCGTGATACATACACAGTTGGCAAAGGTTGGGAGAAGTCGGAGAATGATGGCAATACGGAGTATCTGCCTGAATCGTGGGAAAGGGCGAAATTATGAGAAGGTTTAAAACTTATGACTATTGATGTTTTAGGGACGAAATATAAGATAATCAAGAAGAAAATGCATGATAAAGGGTATGACGGCTATTGCGACTACACATCGAAGAAAATTGTTATCAGAAAAGACAACTATAACAATGTCGGCAATTTCGATTGCCTAATGAAAAAGCAGTTACGGCACGAAATAATACATGCCTTTTTATCAGAAAGTGGGTTACAATCAAATTTTGAACATTGTCAGGAATTTGGACATGAAGAAACAATGATTGATTGGATTGCAATTCAATTTCCTAAAATTTTAAAAGTGTATCAAGAGCTAGACATTTTGTAATGCGAGGTATGCAGATGAATTGGTAAATGTTAGTTATTGATTATCAGCAGAAAGGGGAACGCATCATGGCCGATTTGAAAATATTTACAGAAAATATAGAACAGGAAGCGTTAAATCAGATATATACGCTTGTAAAACAGCCGGCATTTTCGGATTGCAAGATAAGAATTATGCCAGATGTTCATGCAGGGGCAGGGTGTGTTATCGGGTTTACTGCTGATTTAGGAGAAAAAGTAATACCGAACATTGTTGGAGTTGACATAGGCTGTGGGATGCTTACTACAAACTTGGGGAATATTGATATTGATTTTGAGAGATTAGATAACGTCATTAGAGAATATGTTCCAAGTGGTAGAAAAGTTCATGAAGAAGAAAACTTATCTGTTGCAAGCGATATTATTGAAAAATTGCATTGCAAGGAACAGTTAAAAAATATAAATTGGCTGAAAAGAAGTTGCGGCACGTTGGGAGGCGGCAATCATTTTATCGAAGTTGATGGTGATAGCAAGAATAGTAAATATCTTGTTATTCATTCGGGAAGTAGAAATATCGGAAAGCAAGTTGCAGAAATATATCAGCAAATGGCGATTGACGATATTTCAGGAAAATCAAACTTTAAACAAGATAGTGAGAAATTGATCGCTGAATACAAAAAATGTAAAAAAGAAAGAGAAATCAGCAAGGCTATCAAAGAATTAAAGCAATCCTACGAAACAAATACAACTAAAATCCCTAGAGAGTTATCATATCTTGTTGGAAAACATAGAGAAATGTATTTGCACGATATGAAATTATGTCAAGAGTTTGCGGAAATTAATAGAAGAACCATTCAGAGCATTATTTGTTACTATATGGGTTGGAAAGTTACAAAAGAAACGGAACAATTTCAAACAATTCACAACTACATTGAACATAATACAAATATTGTTCGTAAAGGTGCTATTTCTGCAAAAACGGGGGAAAAGGTACTAATACCGATAAACATGCGTGACGGTTGCATTTTGGGGATTGGCAAAGGAAATGAAGATTGGAATTATTCAGCACCACATGGAGCAGGGCGAACAATGAGCAGGTCAAAAGCAAAAGAAAGTGTTTCACTGGAAGAGTATCAAAAAACAATGAATGGAATATTTACAACATCCGTAAATACATCTACGATTGATGAAAGCCCTATGGCATATAAAACAATGGATGAAATAATCGAAAATATAAAAGACACTGTTGAAATAGTTGAAATCATAAAACCAATTTATAATTTCAAGGCAAACGAATAAAAATATTACCGGCTAACAGACGGAGTTAGTCGCTACCCTAGAAAAATTATAGGCAGAGGCCGTAGCACCTCTGCTTTTTAGCGAGGTGCTATTTTTTATGTCTGAATTACAGAATTTGATTAAGGATTGCGAAAAATACATAGATATTCGGGGCATAGATGAAACAATTATCAATGCCTATCTTGATACTTGCCAACTAGCCAAAAATGATGGTGATATCACTACAATGCTTGAATGTACGGCAAGGTCAAAGTCAATCGTGAATCAATTCTGCTTGAAACAATTTGACATGGATATATGGGAAATAGAGAAATTCGCCCAGGCAAACAAGACAGAGATAGAGCTTGTCAATCAATATTATTCAACACTTCTTACGGAATCCAATGAAGTATTTGAAAGTTTTATGCTGTATTTGGAGCGCAAAAGACCGATAGAAGAAAGATTTTATCAACCTAGAATAAATCCGTTGAGACAAGTGGCAAATGGAATACAAGACCTTGTAGATGATAAACTAGACGAATTATTTGTTAACTGCCCTTCAAGAATTGGAAAGACACAAATAGTGAAATTAGGTTTTTTGTGGTATGGGTCAAAATTCCCTGAACAATCTAATTTGTATACTGCATATTCTGACAAAATAACTGGTGGATTTTACGATGGACTTCTGGAAATTATTCTTGACCCAACATATACATACGGAGAAATGTTTCCTAAAAACGTTGTAAAGAGACCTATTACAGATGGTAAAGATACCACTATAGATATTATTAGAAAAAAGACATACCCAACATTCACAATGAGGTCTATTTATGGAACTCTGAATGGAGCGTGTGATTGTTCTGGTATGGCTGTTGATGATGATTTATTTAGTGGTATTGAAGAGGCGTTGTCAGAGGATAGACAAACTACTGTGTGGGGGAAGTTTGACAACAATTTTATGAAACGTCTTAAACGTAAAGCAAAACTAATAAATATGGGTACAAGATGGGCTCCTGGAGATGTACAGGGGCGTAGGCTTAATTTGTTGCAAAATAACCCAGAATATGTGCAGAGACGATGGAGAGCAATAATCATACCAGCCCTGAATGAAAATGATGAAAGTAATTTTGATTATCCATATAATCTTGGATATTCTACACAGGATTACTTGATGATAAGAGCGTCTTTTGAGGAAAATGATGATATGGCCTCATGGTATGCGCAAGATCAGCAAACTCCTATCGAAAGACATGGAGCATTGTTCAGTACAGATAACATGCAGTTTTTTAATCCGGAAGATTTACCAGATAGAGCTCCGGATAGGATATTTGCAGCAGTTGATCCTGCCTACGGTGGTGGTGATTTTGTAGCTATGCCGATTTGCTATCAGTATGACAATAATTATTATGTTACCGATGCTGTTTACAACGATGGAGATAAAGAAGTCACAATACCAGAAGTTGTTAATCGTATTGCTTGGCATTTACGAAAGTGGGCTCCGAAAACGGCAGAAGTCCACTTTGAGGAAACAAAAACAACCGCGGAATATAGAATACTTTGTGAAAAGGAATGGTCTAAAGTTGGTGCAATGGTTAACGCAACTCATGATCCAGCTCCAAATACCATATCAAAGTTAGATCGAATTAGAAATCATGCGCCAGACATAAGAAAACTGTATTTTATTGATAGAAAACATAGAACCAAAGAATATAATAAATATTTTCAAAATATTATTATGTATAAAACAGAGGGAAAAAATAAACATGATGATGGTGTTGACGCGACTGCACAGCTTTGCGATATGATTTATGGAATCGGGGGCGAATATGCAATTGCAGAACCTGCATTTAATCCATTTAGGAGGTATTGATTAGTGGAAACAAAGGAATACTTGCAACAAATAGGCAGATATGACCGACTTATCAATAATAAGCTAGTGGAGCTTGCACAGTACAGATCTATGGCTTGTAGCGTATCAGCAGTCAAAAATGATGAAAGAGTGCAGTCATCACCTAGCTATGACACCATGGACAAAATTGTGTCTAAAATTGAGCAAATGGAAAATGAAATAGACATGCTTGTTGATAGATACATTGACAACAAACGAATAATTATATCCCAGATAGATAGTATGTCTGACGAAATGACTTATCAGATTTTATTTTCGAGATACGTTGAACAAAAGACATTTGAAAAAATGGCAACAGAAATGAACTATTGCTACAAACAAATTATACGTAGACATGGTAAAGCATTACAGGAATTTGAGAAAAAATGGGGAAACACATATAAGTAGTCCTTAAATGTCCTAGAATGTCCCATAAAACATATTATATAATATATCATGAACAAGTTGATTGATGAACACTTTGTTTTTTCTCATACTTTTTCAAACCTCATAAACCCTTTGGAGGCACCAGTAGCTTTACTGGTGCTTTTTTAATGTAAAAGGAGGTACAAACAATGAACGGAATAGATATTAGTGCCTGGCAAGGCGATGAAAATATAGATTTAAGCAAAGTTCCTTTTGATTTTTGCATTGTCAAAGCAACTGAGGGAACAAGCTATAAGAACAGATACTTTACAAGTCACTGTAACAAAGTCCTGAGCAAGAAAAAACTGTTAGGTGCGTATCATTACGCCAACGGCGGTGACGTACAGAAAGAGGCTGACTACTTCCTTGCATATGTCAAGAAGTATATTGGCAAAGCCGTTCTTGTGCTTGACTGGGAGGCAAAGAATAACCCTCTGTTTGGTGTCAAAGATTTGGAATGGTGCTTACAGTGGTGCAGCTACGTACAGAAAAAGACCGGCATCAAACCGCTTATCTACATCCAGAAGAGTGCTATGAGCGCCGTAAAAAAGGCTGGATATGGCCTGTGGGTGGCTCAGTACCCAGATAATGAGCAGACTGGATATCAGGAGCATCCGTGGAACGAGGGAGCTTATAACTGTCTTATCCGTCAGTACACATCTGTCGGAAAGCTCTCAGGTTACAGCGGCAGCCTTGATCTCAACAAGGCATATATCAGCGCTGCAAGCTGGAATAAGCTGGCAGGCAGAAGAGCCGTATCCGTACTTGCAAAGCCGACAGCCGGCAAGAAGAGCATCAATACCATTGCAAAGGAAGTCCTTGTGGGCAAGTGGGGCAACGGTGCTGATCGCAAGAGCAGATTGACAAAGGCTGGATATGATTATGCAAAGGTACAGGCAGCAGTAAACAAGCTCGTCAAGACATCACAGATGACACAGAATAAGATCATCAATGCAGTTGCACATGAGGTCATTGCTGGTCGCTGGGGCAACGGACAGGAACGTATCGATAGGCTTAAGGCAGCAGGATATGATCCTGATAAGATTCAAAAGAGAGTAAATGAACTCATGAAGTAGGAGTTAACATGAACAGATTACATTTGCAAGACCTTGTAAGAGGCCACTATGGTAGAAAAATAGCATATACCAATGTAGACACCATTACACCGGATAATATTGTGAATGTAGTCGGTGAGTGCATAGGAGTATTTAACTGGAATAAGCCAATTATAAAGTATTTATGGAATTATTACAAAGGCGACCAACCAATAAGATACAGAATTAAAGTAATTCGTGACGATGTAATTAATTACATCGTAGAAAATCATGCATATGAAATTGTGCAATTCAAAGTTGGACAAACTTACGGAGAACCGGTACAGTATATCAGCCGTAAAGATGATGATGCAATCAATAATGCGGTTGACGATCTGAATGATTACATGGTAGACGCTTGTAAGCAAGATAAGGACATAAAGGCTGGCGAATGGCAATCTGCCACTGGTACAGCATTTAAAGCTATCCAGTTTAACCCAAACGGTGATGTGCCGTTTAGGATTGTTACACCTTGTCCACTCAATACCTTTATCATATACAACAGTAACACCGAAGAACCGATGATTGCCGTCACAGAACTTAAGGACAGTGATGGCAAGTGGTATAAGCAGTGTTACACAGCCACACATGAGTGCAAAATTTATAATAGCACGGTGACAGACTGGAAATTACACGCTTATGGAGATATACCGATTGTTGAGTATCCTAATAATCACGAAAGAATAAGCGATATTGAGCTTGTTATAGATATGCTTGATGCAATCAACAATATGCAATCTAACAGAATGGATAGCATAGAACAGTTTGTACAGTCGTGGATTAAGTTTGTTAATTGTGACGTTGACAAGGACAAGTTTAAAGCCATGAAAGAAATGGGTGCCTTGGTTGTTAAGTCAACTAACGGTGTCAACAATGCTGATGTAGATGTTATGTCGCAAGAACTTAATCAATCTCAGACTCAGGTTGCCAAAGATGACTTATGGGATAACGTTCAGACAATTCTTGCAATCCCAACTAAGCAAGGTAACACCGGTGGAGATACGCAAGGAGCTGTCGAGTTGAGGAACGGATGGGATTTTAGCAAGACACGAACGAAGTTAAAAGACCCGCTTGTTGCAACATCGGAAAAACGACTTGCAAAACTTGCACTTAATGCAATCAGACTGTATGCAGATGATTTGAAGTTGACAGTTAGAGATTTTTCAGTGCAGATAAATCATAGTCCACAAGATAATATGTACACCAAAGCTCAGACTCTGGTTGTTCTATTGCAGGCTGGAATACATCCACTTGTCGCAATCAAGACTGTTGGATTGTGGGGGGACGCAGAAAAAACATTTTTACTGTCTAAAAAATACTTGGATAAGTTATATCTAACTATAGATGATGTAGAGCAACAGGAACAAAAAGCGCAAGAGATAATAGATAATCTTGGCAACGGAGGTAATAACAATGGTGACTAGATATACGGTAGTCCAAGACGGACAAGTGTATGAACCAGGTGATGATGTGCCGGATATGGGTAGCATTACCGCATTAGAGTCTAAAGGAAATTACAGAGAATACAACGCTTTGTCTAAGGATATAGATAAGCTACCAACATATGTGTCACTTGGTAGCTCGTGCTACATGATAGACACGACAGACTTATATAAGTTTGACGGCGAGAGTTGGATAAAACAGGAATAGAGAGGTGCGCAGATGAATGCAGATGAAGTATACGCATTACTCAATAAGAAAATTAAAAAGGGTGGTATTACCGATGACCAGATAAGGCAGATCGTAGAGCAGTATTTTAAGGATAATCCAGTGCCTACGGACAAGACCTTGACTATTGAAGATACACCGGCAGATGCAAAAGCAACTGGTGATGCTATAAATGCAATTAAGGACACTGTGGATAATCTTAATGACATATTACTTGACAAGTTCTTTTCTTTGCAAAGAACAGGCAAAATATATGGAGTTAAAGTTCCGAAGTCAGCATCAAATCCTACATCTTTGTGTGAAAAAACAAGGGATAATAAAAGTCTTGTTTGCGTACCGTCTACGGACACAGTAGAAAATCAAGATGATTACGAAAACATACCATTATTCAAATGGTATGAAGTCAATTATAAGCGATACGATGATGGCTTTGCATACCCTACGGCATTTGTGGGCGACAGCACCTACAAAACAGATGGCGATGCAGACATGGGCGCCATGCAAATGACATTTTACTACGCTTGGCTTGACGTGTCAGACGAGTACAGAGAGCTTGTTATATCCGACACACCGCACGAAGAACTTGGACTTAAACCATGGGAACAAGCGGTACGTGCAGATGGCACGATAATGCCTTATTTCATTCAGTCAAGATATTTAAGTGTTACAGGCTCAGATGGGTTACTGCATTCTCAGCGAGGCAAAGTCACAAGAAATCAAAGTTATCAAAACATGATAACCAACTATGGCAAGAAAGGCACCGGCTATACCGGAGCTGGCTCAGACAGATATACATTTGCACAGATATTTAACCTTATCAAGTATGCAAACAAGTCAAGTCAAGATAGCATGGCGGGTGTAACAAGTTGGAATATACAATATCCAGCAAGCGTGCAATCAGCAGATAAGCATAATTATTTCCCAGTTACAAATGCACAGGCTGGTAATTTGCAAGTAGGATTATACGCATCTGTCGGATATGCTGATACTTCTGGCTCACTTGATAGAGGTGTATCAAGTGTTCATGCTTATGCTGATGATGTAAAAATCACAGCAATAGAAACACTTGATGATAGCAATAAGGCGGTATATCTTGACTGCCAACCATTTGATACTCTACCGGTTGGCGAAAGACAGATATACATGACGTCAATGCACGCACATAGTGGTGATACTGATACCGTAATTGGACACCATGATGGTTCTCCTGCTAGCAATTCAGACGGAAAACATCCTTGCAGGATACAGGGTGTTGAGTATATGGTTGGTGGTGGAACAATAGCATCTGACACCGTAATGGTGTTTAAATCTGATTATTCTAAGGATGTGTATGTTGCTCCTAGGGGAATAAAGCATGTTACAGATGAAAGCACTATAAAATCAAGCTACTTGCTTGTTGGAAATATTGCGGCAAGCACAGACGGCAAAGGTTCAGATTATTGGACAGGCGATGTAGAGCAGAATTATGGAGCATGGCTGCCTACAAATCAAGTGGCTAATAGTGGTCTAGGCAATAAGGATATTCTTTATGCCGGTGGTGCTAACGCTAGTGGAACTAGAGAATATTATCAGGGCGGTTATCTCTGGGATGGCGCGCGTGCGGGCTTTTGTTCCTTGTATTGCTGGTTCGAGCTTGGCAGGGCGTACTGGAATTTCTTGTCGGCCGATTAAAAAGCTTTTAGGGGGATTGTTAAGGGGAACACCCCTTAACATAGCCTTAAATATATAACAGATGTATATGGATGGAAGGTGATAAGCAATGATAGTAAGAGCAGAAGAACCACAGCAAGAAGTTGTCATAAAAATAGATACCAAAGGAATAGCATGGGTGTACTTATGTCTTAATGAAAGAGTTAAGACAGAGGAATATGCAGAACCCGGAGAGCAGTCAAAAACACATACCTACTATGAATATGATGGAACACAGTTTCATGCTCCTGTTGAAAGTCTTGATCTCCAAGACATCAACAACAATCCTCAGAAGTATGACGGCTATGAGCCAGCCAAAATACCGTCTGATATTGAACGTATAGACGCACAAGTAACATATACAGCAATGATGACTAACACACTGCTGACGAAGGAATAGCCTATGTATGAAAAAATAAAAAAGTGGTATCAAGTCTATCATATATGGAATGCTGAAATGGTTAAGCAAGCCTGTGATAAAGAACTGATAACAGAAGAGCAATACAACAATATAATCGGAAATTAGCAATCACGTTTGTGATTGCTTTTTTTATACAAAAATTTCGCAAGTGCCGTGAGCGTAGAAAACGGCAATGTCAATCGGTGGCGTTGCACCGTATAAAAACGTAGACATACGGAGGTAATCAATGAAAAGAGAAGATTTAGTATCAATGGGTTTGACCGATGAGCAGATCGAAAAAGTCATGGCTGAAAATGGTAAGGACGTTCAATCTGCTAATGCAAAGGCAAACAAGAACAACACAGAGCTTGAAAGGCTCAAAGCTATCGAAAAAGAGTATGAGGATTTAAAGGGGCAGAGTATGTCTGAGGCAGAAAGAAATGCCAAAGCCCTTGAAGATGCTCAGAAGAAGATAGCAGAGCTTGAAAAGACACAGGCAATTGCAAGTCAGAGAACAAGTGCAGCCGAGAAATTCAAGATTTCCGCTGAACAGGCAAAGCTAGTGGTTAAGGATGATGGATCTATGGATTATGACGCTCTTGGAAAGATTATCGCAGATAAAGAAACTGCCGCTGCCCAGGCTAAAGAGAAAGAGATAGCCAATGGCTCAACACCGCCGGGAAATGGTGGTACAGGTAGCAATTCAAGTGACACAAAGACGGAGGCAGAAAAAATAGCTGCCGGTCTTATTGAAAATCAAAATACAAAAAATGATATTTTGAAACATTACATTTAATTTAAGGAGGGAAATATAGATGCCAAGTATGAATATGCAGTATGAAAAGACTTCATACGCAGGAGACGTTCAGATTTTAAAGAGAGAGCCAAACGAGGCCATACCTCTTACTTTGGATTTTGAAGATGTTACGACAAAGGTAAATGGCAAAAAGATAGTTAAAGCTGGAACCCCAATTGGTAAAGATGGCAAGGCTGATAACACAGCAACAGTAGTCGGCATACTTCGATTTGACGTGACAGAAGACAGGCCACAGGGAGTTCTTCTTAAGAAAGCATATCTTAACACAAAGGTAGCAGAAACACACTCAGGCGTTACATATGACGCAACAGTTAAGGCAGCTCTGCCAATGATCGTATTTGAGTAATTACAGGAGGTAAAAACATATGCTAGTAAATGAAGTTATTGACAGTAAGTCAATTGCGCTGTCAGCAACAGAAAACGCAAGTAATCAGATTCCATATCTTGGATTACAGTGGTTTCCAGAGAGAAAGAAACAGGGACTTGACCTGCAATGGATAAAAACACATAAGGGACTTCCTGTATCTCTTGCACCATCTAACTTTGATTCAATTCCAACAATCAGAGCTAGAGAGGGACTTTCTAAGGAAAAAACACAGATGGCATTTTTCCGTGAGGGAATGACCATAGGCGAGGCAGAAATGCTTGAAATAGAAAGAGCAAACACTGCTGATGATCCATACCTTGCAAGTGCTCTTAGTGCGGTATATGACGACACAAGCAGACTTGTAAGCGGTGCGGAAGTTGTTTCAGAGAGAATGAGAATGGCTCTTCTTTCAACAGTAAATGGACATCCTGTTATCACCATTAAGAGTGACGGTGTTCAGTATTCCTATGATTATGATTCTGACGGGTCATACACTAAGGATCATTACATCAAGCTTGACGGAACAAGCATGTGGAGCGACACAACCAATTCAAAGCCGCTTACAGACCTTAACAATGCAAGAAAGAAGTTACAAAAGCAAGGCAAGATTGCTAGATATGTGCTTATGAACAGCAATACATTCCAGTATTTGCTTGATAATGCACAGATAAGAAACGCAATCCTTGCACAGAACCTTACAGCAACTATTGAGGTTGACGATGATACTGTTATTTCAATAGTGCAGAAGAGAACAAAACTTACTATCGTGCTTTACGATAAGATGTACATTGACGATGAGAACAAGGAACAGTATTTCTATCCAGATAATAAGGTTACACTTCTTCCAGAGGGTAATCTTGGCAATACATGGTTCGGAACTACACCGGAAGAGAGAACTGCAAGACAGGTAGCAGATGTTGATGTAACTCAGTATGGTACAGGAATTACAGTTGCTACAAAGACAGAGTATGGCCCACCAATGAAGATGTCAACATTTGCGTCTGAGGTTGTTTTGCCATCTTATGAGAATATGGATAGCACTGCCGTAATTGAAGTTCATCATGAGTAGGAGGGCAACTTATGATATATCCCTATATCGTTGTAAAAGATGGGGTATGGTATGATGCCGGAAATGACGTTCCGGAAACAAGCAGACCAGAAACAGAAAAAACTGATTCTGGTGTTGCTATTCATACCAAGACCGAAATCAACAGAATGTCAACAGACGATCTAAAAGCGCTTGCAATATCAGAGGGCATAGATAATGCCGAAAACATGACAGGCGGCGCATTAAAAGAAGTGCTTATAGCTCATTTTGCTTTGTAGGAGGTAGTCATGGAACACACATTGGTAGATCAAGTCAAAATACGAAAAGGTCAATATGAAGTCGGTGACGATGGCTCTATCAAGTGGACTGATCTACAGGATAATCCAAGAATAGAGCAGCATATTGAAGAAATTAAGCAGGAAATACGCAACAAGCGTAATTACCCATCTGATTACACAGATGAGCAAATAGAAGAAGATATGAAACGATATACGACCAACATAGTCAATTTGGTTGTATACGACTTATCTCAAGCTGGTGAGGAATACATGGCAAGTTATGGCGAAAATGGAGTCAGTCGTAGTTGGATTGACAGAAATAAGCTGCTAGCTGATGTGTTCCCGTTTGTTGAGATATTATAGAAGATTGTGCGTTACCTAACGGTAGCAGAGGGCATACATTATGGTGGTGGTGGGCAGTATGCAAACATAAGAGAAAGGCGGTAGATATATGCCAGTAGCAATAATTATCAGCATCATATCGGTTACTTTCTCTATTTTTTTTGGAATTGTCAGCCTTGTGCTGAATATCAAGAATAATAGAAGAACTGATAATTCAGACCTAGAGGATAGAGTCCGAGAAAACACCCGCATAAATATGAAGTTAGATGCCATATCTAGCAACACTAAGGACATAAAAGATGAAGTTGTGGAAATGAGAAAAGAGCTTAATTCCCATGACAACAGGATTATTAAAGTTGAGGAAAGTGTTAAGTCGCTTCATCATCGCATAGATGGAATGGAAGCACGACTCAACGAAAACAAGGAGGTGTAAAAATGGATGTTATACAGAGTCTTGTAGCCAATATGGCTATTATAATGTCTGTCATAGGCGCACTTACATTTGTTGTGGCAGTAATTACACAAGTAATCAAGGGCGTTGGTGTATTTAAGAAGATACCAACCGACATATTGGTGCTTGTGCTGTCCATAGGCATTACCGTTGTGGCTTTTATTGCCTATATGCAGTACATACATATGACAATACTTTGGTATATGATTCTTGCGGCTATCCTAGCCGGATTTATAGTTGCATTTGTGGCGATTTGTGGTTGGGAAAAACTGTCTGAGCTTTGGAAGCGATTTGGCAAGGATGTGAAGTAATGTCGCTTGAGATCAATAAGCAATCTATGAAATATGCTTCTTATGGCAAAGAAGTAGAGATATATGAAAAAGATGATGATGGCAATATAAAGTATTTCATCACAGAAGAGGGACAAAAAATACCTCTTATAGACCATAAGGAAATATCATACGAAGAGCCTATATCATTTAGGGCTAATATCTCTTTCTCTGGCGGCGAGGCACAAGCGAAAGAATATGGCTTTGATGTCAACGATTTTGACGCAATCATAGTTACCGATAGAGGAGCATACCCTATCAAAAAAAGTGACATTATATGGCTTGATAGCAAAGTTGAATACACAGAGGATGGCTATATTGATAAAACTTCTGCTGATTTTACAGTTGTAGGAGTCAAGCCAGCTTTGCGGTCAACAAAATATGTCCTTAAGGCGGTGGTCAAGTGAAAAAAACAATAGATGTATCTTTGTCTGTGAGCAGTTTACAGAATGCAATTAAGGAGCTTAAAGCCTATCAAGCAAGGCTTGACCATAAATGCGCCGTTATTGCTGAAAGATTGGCTGATGATGGCGTAGAAGTTGCTAGAGTTCAACTCGCGAACTTAGACGCGATATTTAAGGGTGAATTGATTGAAAGCATACAATCAGAGTGTGTTACAGATACAGATTGTAGTCATATTTGGGCGGTTGTAGCCGGAACAGATCACGCAGCATTTGTTGAGTTTGGAACTGGTGTTATAGGGCAAAAGAAACCATACAAAGGCGAATTACCTCCGGGAGTATCTTGGCAATATGCAAGCGGTCAAACAATCCACCAACTCAAAGATGGTCGAATTGGTTGGTTTTACAGGGACGACAATGGCCATTGGTGGTTCACCGAGGGTATGCCATCTAGGCCATATATGTACAATACTGCTCGTGAACTTGAAAGAAAAGTCAAGAACGTTGTGAAAGAGGTGTTTGACAATGGATAATGCATGGGCAATAGAACTTGGCCCGACAATATATAGCATTGTCAAGGCCAAGGCAACAGAACAGCTTAAGGATAAATACCCAACGCTTAACGTTACAGATAAAGGTGAATCAGATCAACCAGCAGTATTTCCAACAGTCTATATTCACGAACTACCTGGAATGGAACTGGGACAAGATTTAGAGGGACAGACAATCAACGCTGTAAGAGAAACAATACAGGTTGATGTGACTTCTAACAAGAATCACAGCGAATGTAGAAAGATTGTGTCCAAAATAACGGACATATATAAACAAATGAGATTTTCAGTCACCGGAACACCTCAATACAGTGTTAATGGTGGAACCTATATATGTAACATGCGATTCAGCCGTGTGTTTGGGGCCGGCGACACAATATTATAGTTAGCAATTAGAGCCATGTGGCTCTTTTTTTATGCACATTTTTAAGGAGGTAAAGACATGGCAGTACCAGGATTAAGTACACTGGGCATTACTTTTGGTTATGGTGTTGAAACAGTCGCAGGCGAAAAGCCGACCAAATTTACTCAGTTGACCAGAATCAATGAGCTTGGCGATGCTACAGCAGAACCTGAGGCTATTGACGCATCTGCTCTTGAAGATTATTCCACAAAAAACATATCTGGTAGAACCACTGTATCTGATACATACACAGTAACAGTCAACTGGACACCAGATACACTGACGGAGTGGGAAAAGGTGCTTGAAGAGTACAAAAAGTTAGAGGGAACAGGTAAATCTATGTGGTTTGAGACAATCACACCTGGATTTACCAAGGCAGAGTTTATCAAGGCTCAGCCACCATCAGTTCTTCCAGTGGCTTCAAAGGGTCAGAATGAGCTCTTAACGGTTGAGATCAACCTTATACTCGAAGATCTTGTCGGCTTTGATACAAAGGTTGATTTTACACCGGGGGAATAGCAAACCACTCAGATACAGCCGTGCTGAGTGATGACGATACAAAAGATACAAAATCGGCTGATTACACGTATTAAGCAAACAAGGGGCGGTTTTCGGACTGCCCCTTTCCTATTAAGAGTAGGAGGAAAGGAAAATATTATGACAATTACAATGAATAACAGGGAATACAATATTAAGTTTGGTAATAAGGCAGTAGCTAGGGCTGGATTTATCAGCAAGCTGGCAAGAATTGGAGTAATGCAGTCAAGTACAGACGATGGAGTTGGAGCAATAGAGGGAATGGAGCAAATGTACTTGTTAATGCCACAAATCTTACTTGCCGGATTACAGGCTAATCATTCAGATGAGTTTGGCTACAACTTGACTACAGGGAAAGGCCGTGACGAACAGCTTAGTAAGGTTGAGGATATGCTTGACCATTTTGTAGACGAAGAAAATGGAGATTTTCTTAAGCTTCAGGAGGACGTCTCAAATGAGATGCTTCACAATGGTTTTTTAAAGAAACTGTTCGAGGAAGAGACAGCGAAAGTGCAGAATCAGGCACAGAAATAATCCTTGAACAGGATAACAAAGATTTTAATTACGAAAATTACTGTAATGAAATACGCCCCCGTTGGTTAATGATGACCAAAGGCTATGGACTTACAGTTGAGGATATTGACAAGTCTTGCCCAGCAGACCTTGAGCCATATGAAAAAGCATATCATATGGCAGAAAAAGAACGCGACTCACAAGTATATGCGTGGGTAGGAACGTATATCAGGTCTGCTCTTTGCTTTGCAATAGATCATTGCCTTAACGGCAAGAAAGCAAGTTCAGAGTATCTTAAAGCTCCACTTATGGAAAATGAAGAAGATAGGGTAAATAGACTTAGAAATGAGTTTATTGAAGAACGATTAAAGGCAAAGCAAGAATGGGATAGGACATACAATATGATTGACGGCAAGGACTGATGTTTTTGCCGTCTTTTTTATTACAACAAGGCGGTGAAACATGGCAACAGTAGATAATCTTGAAGTTAAAATACATGCAAGTGCAACACAGGCGGTTAATGCAGTAGATAAACTGTCAAATAAGCTCGGCACACTGTCTAAGACATTGCAAGGAATTGATAGTAATGGTATAGCTAAATTTGCACAAGGTATGAACCAGCTTGCACAGGGCATGAATGCAATAAAAAATGTAAAAATGCCTGATTTTAACAGAGCTGCCAAGGGTATAAAACAATTCGAAAACATTAATAGTGGGAAACTTACAGCGGTTGCAAATAGTATAAGCCCACTTGCTTCCAGTATATCAGTATTGGGGAACATGCAGTTCAGCAACAAGAATCTTACGAACTTCATTAATTCCATTACAAGGCTGTCTAACTCGAACATTAATGGTTTGAATATAAACGCCATAGGCCAGCTTGGAAATGCGATTGTAGGCTTATCTAGCACGTTGCAAGGCGCTCAGAACGTTAGCACAAATGTAATTCAGCTTACCAATGCAGTTGGCAGACTTGCAAATGCCGGACAAAAAGCAAGCGTTGTATCAGCAGCATTGCCACAGTTGTCCGTTACGCTTCGCAATCTATTTAATACCATGGCGCTTGCACCACAATTATCCGCTGGAACAATACAGATGACCACCGCACTTGGTAATCTTGCGTCAGTAGGTGCAAAAGCCACACAAACAGCAGGTGGACTGGGGATACTTGCAGCAGAACTTAAGAAGTTTATGCAAGTTATGGCTACAGCACCACAAGTATCACAAAATGTAATACAAATGACTCATGCACTTGCAAATCTGGCAGCGCAAGGAAGTAGGACAGCAAGTGCGAGCAGAGGTATACAAAACAGTTTTTCCGGTATGGGCAGCAGTGCTAAAAGCGCTAAAAAACATATATGGAGTCTTGCTTCAGCAGTTGGAAAACTGTATGCAACATTTTGGGCAGCACAAAGAGTATTAAGTGGATTCAAAAAAGCCATAGACATTTCTTCTGATCTTACTGAGGTGCAGAATGTTGTTGTTAATACGTTCGGTCAGTACACGGACAAATTAGAGCAATTTTCTAAGACGTCAATAAAGATGTATGGAATGTCGGAATTGTCGGCAAAGCAGACAGCTGGTAGATTTCAGGCTATGGGACTTGCTATGGGTGCGCCCGTTAAAGATATGTCTGATATGTCGATACAACTTACATCCTTATCAGCAGACCTTGCTTCTTTCTACAATATTTCGCAGGAAGAAAGTTCGCGTAAATTATGGTCAATCTTTACTGGTGAGACAGAGCCTATGCGAGCTTTTGGTATTGACCTTACAAATGCAACCCTCAAAGAGTATGCAATGAAAAAAGGTCTTGACGCCAACATATCCTCTATGACTCAGCTAGAAAAAACAATGCTGAGATACCAGTATGTCATGGATAACACCAAGAATGTACAGGGGGATTTTGCGCGGACAAGCCAGACATGGGCTAACCAATTACGTATCCTACAGGAGCAAATAAAGGCAGTTGCAGGTGTTTGGGGCAATGCATTTGTCAATATGTTAAAACCGCTTGTACAGGCGCTTAATAAGGCTTTATCGGCGGTTTACACTTTTTCCGAAAAGGTAGTAAATGCCCTTGGCGCAATTTTTGGATGGAAACTAGAGATACAAAAGGGTTCTATATCTGATGATTTTGAAGGTGCTGCCGGTGCTGCTGATGATATGGCAAGCGGAACTAAAAAAGCGGCTAAAGCGGCCAAAGATTTAAAAACACATCTTCTTGGTATTGATGAGTTAAATGTTGTTGAGCCGGATAATGACACGGGTACAAGTGGAGGTAACGGTTCTGGCGGTGGCACTGGTGTAAGCGGTGCTGGTGGTGATAATGGACTTAAATACCAAATAAAAGAAACCGAAGGGCTTTATAAATCCAGTATCAAGAATCTTAACCAGTTAGGTAAATATATAAGCAATAGCCTGTCCAAAGCAATGGAGTCTATCAAATGGGGGAAAATATATAAAAAAGCCAAGAATTTTGGTAAGGGACTTGCCGACTTCTTGAATGGCCTCATTACTCCGAGATTGTTCTCTAATCTTGGTTCAACAATTGCCGGCGCAATAAATACAGCACTTACTGCTGGAAATACTTTTGCGATCAATTTTGATTGGAAAAACTTGGGTAAATCGCTTATATCTTCAATAACTGGATTTCTCAATACCTGGGACGCTGGACTTACAGGAGCAACACTGTCTAATTTTGCTATAGGCATATGTAAATATGTTGTTAGTGCTTTTGATACCGCAAATAAGGATAATCTCTGGCAAAAATTAGGGCAAAAAGTTGTTGATTTTATTTGCGGTATAAACTGGGGAAATCTTGTTTGGAATTTAGGCTCACTAATTGCCACTATGGCAAAAGAAATTCCTAAAATACCATTGCAAATTTATGAAGGTGTAGGCCAAGCAATAATTGATAAAGTATTTGGAGAAGGTGCATATAGCAAAATATCCAATTCAAAATTATTCAAGGGCATAAAAAAAGCACTTGAATATATTATTGCACCAATGAATTTAATTGTTGACATAATCAACAAGATCAAATCTGGTGTGGGCAAATTGTCCCCATATACAGATAAGGTTGTAACAGTATTAAAACCCGCATTAAGCACCGTCTCAAATTTATTGAGTACGATTTATTCGGTTATTTCAAAAGTTGCCGGCGCAATAGGTGAAAAAATTTCTCCGGCATTAAATTCAATAAAAACTGTGCTTTCACCTATATTGGCTGTTGCATCAGCAATTAGTTCAGTTATTCGGCAATTAATTGGTAACTGGATTGTTAAAAAAATTGCGGATATAAGTGCAAAAGTTCAAATTGCATGGGATATTATTAAGCCTGTTTTAAATTCAATTACTGAAAAATTGAAAACACTTTGGGAATATCTCAAGAAAATTGTGGACAAATTAAGCAGTGTTGCAAAATTCGGAATGAAAACAAGCCCTATAGTTGGATTATCAGGAATCATAAGCAACAAGTTCAATATTGATACGACCACCAACGGAAAGACTGATAAAGACTATAAAAAACTGAATAAATCAGTTCGCAGTGCTATATCGGCTTTTGATGGAAAAAATGTTGATTACAACGTAGACACATCAGTAAATGATAATAAGACAGACAACGTAGCGACCATAAGAAATATAGGAAAATTATGGGCCGATACTTGGAGAGGCAAGAATGCTAGGTACGATGCGCAAACCGCCACAAATGGACAAAATACACCAAGTAGCAGCATCTTATCCGGAATAGCTAATCGGTGGTCATCTGTATGGAAAGGCAAGAGTGCTAAGTATGATGCGCAAACCGCTATAAACGGTCAAAATGCAACTACAGGTGAAAAACTTTCTAGCATATCCAATATTTTCAGTCGGTACTGGAAAGATAAAACAGTTAAGTATAATGCAAATACCGCTGTTAACGGCAAGCCAACAACTAGCGGTAATGCGGTTAAGTCAATTAATGATACATTGCAAAAGAACTTTACCGGAAAAAGCGTACAGTACAATATTAAGACACAGACAGATGAGGGCTTAAAAAAACTTGGTGAAAATGCCGCAAACAAAATTTTCATGGGTATGTCCCAAAAAGAAATAAAATTCAATGTTAAGCAAGCATCAGACCCACTTAAGCAAGCGATGTCTGGTACTTTTAGTTTCATGCCAACTTATGCAACCGGAGGATTCCCAGAAGACGGATGGTTCCGTGCAAACCAAGGTGAGATAATGGGTAAGTTTGACAACGGAAAGTCTGTCGTTGCAAACAACGAACAGATTACCGCCGGTATAGCAAGTGGAGTTAGGCAAGCAGTTGATGACGCACTTACGCCTTATCTCTCCCAAATTGCCCGGAATACAAGGGAAACAGCAGATAAAGATACATCTATCAATATTGATGGTCGAACCCTTGTCAGTGAAACGGATAGGCGTAGATCACGTAACGGTCGTCAATTTACAACAGCATAGAGGTGATAATATGGCACAAGGATTATCAAGTTTTTTAAATGTCAACGGTGTGGACTTTCCGTGTCCGGCCGTTGGCTTTACTTATACCATTACAACGACAGTTAATGCTGGGCGTAATGCAAACAATGTAACTATCGGTCAAAGGATTGGCAGAGACTTATACAAGTTGGATAACATGAAGTGGGTCGGCCTTGAACCAAAAATTTGGCAAGCAATGTTAAAAGCGGTTGAACCATTTTATATTCCAGTTACATTTGAAGATTATCGCACAGGTAAACCGATAACAATTATAATGTACCCAGGCGACAGAACAGCAGAACCATTGTTTGCAAGTCCAAAATCGCACATAGTAACTAAATATCGTAACTGTCAGTTCAACCTTATAGATACTGGTAGGTGATGTAATGCAAAATGTAAGCAAAAAATATAAGGAATCTATGAAGTCCCTTAACCGAAACAGAGGTTATATCAAAGCAACAATAGGCCTTGTAAATTCCCGAGCCCAAAACGAAATAAAACTAGACAAACAAACAAAAACAGTAGCATATTCTAATGACATTGCCCCTTTTGATGGCGAAGAAGTAACTAGAATATATGCTACAGCAGAACCTGGCATTGCTGTCCTCGATGGCAATGCTTTTTTCTTGCCTAGAACTGGCACCGATTACTATAACAACGGCATTGTAACTGCTGATATTATGGGAACAGTTACAATGACATTTGCTAATCCACATACTATTAAGGGTTTGACTGTCAATTTTGGAAAATGTTATCCGACTGAATTTGATGTTATTACTAACAATGGCACTACACGTTATCGTAACGCTGATGAAGTGTGGACAACGGAAGATGTTTTTACAGACATAACATTTATTACAATCGAACCAACTCAAATGCGTTACGGGCAGAATAGATTGAGAATATACTCATTTAAGTGTGGTCTTGCAAAAACATTTACCAACGAAGAGGTAATGGACTACAGTAGCAAAGAATATGTATCTCCAATAGCAGAAACCATACCATCAATGGATGTTATGATTAAAGTTGATAATCAAGATCAATATTACGATCCAGACAATCCAGACAGTGCAATACAGTATATGGGAATCGGTCAAGAGGTTAAAGTACAGTTTGGCTATGACGTAGACGGACAGGGCAACATTGAATGGCTACCAGGGCAAACAACGTACCTGTCAAAATGGTCAGCAAACAGTAGAGATGCCACGTTTAACGCTACAGATAGATTTACATTGTTAACCGGGCAATACTATAAAGGTCAATATTACGCAAATGGGATTAGTTTGTATGATTTGGCATTGCTAGTATTGGCGGATGCCGGAATTACAGACAGTAGTAACTATTTTCTTGATAATTTTCTTAAAAATACTGTAACGCACAATCCGTTACCAGTTGCTACGCACGCAGAGTGTTTGCAGATAATTGCCAATGCCGGCAGATGCACTTTGTCCATTGACAGGCAAAATAGAATTCATATACAATCCGCAATTACACCCACAAAAACAATATCATCAAATGGACAATTAGATTTTAGTGATATTGACAGCGTGTTACATGATGATAATGGAGCATTGACAGCTAAACAGTATGCAATGTTAAGGCTAACAGCAAGCAGGTATGATACATACAAATTAACAGCTTATGAGTATGCTGCGCAAGCAAAATTTAAACTTAAATAATAGAGAGGTGATTTTTTGGCATCACAAAATAAAACAAAAAATCTTGGATTATGCCAATTCGGTAATGATGATATTCCAGATTGGCGAACAGATTACACAGGAGACATGGACAAGATAGACAAAAGTATAAAAACAATATCAGATGAAGTTGCAGAAGTAAAAAAATCTGTCAGTGATGGCAAGTCTAAAGTCGCCAGTGCTATCACTAAAAAAGGTGTAAGCACAGAGGCGACAGATACATTTGATGTGATGGCTGAGAATGTCGGAAAGATACAGACAGGCACATCGAACACACAGATATTAAGCACAACAATGATATCCGGTGTGGTACAGTGCCGAGTGACACATGAGACGGATAATACATTAGATTAAAGGAGGAAGTATATATATGTTGACAAATAATTTCGCCGGTCTTGTCAGCCTAAACTGTCAACCGGGTTCAGGCAATTATACTGTGTGTAAAACCACAGAAAATAAAACAGCTAGCGCAAGTTACTCTTGGTTTAGACAGCTGTTTGGTGCATCGTTGCTTTTAAAAAATGCGCCTAGCTCAGCCATAACCGGAGTTTATATAGTGTTAGGGACAGGCACAACACCAGCAACAGCGGCAGATATAAAGCTTGAAAATGTGACAGAAGACTATGAGATCGTCACACAAACTAAAGATATACCGCAGACATTTTCAAGTTCAATTATAACTATCACTAGAGTTATACGAAATACAGGTAATGCACCACTAACCATATCAGAAGTAGGGTTATATGCGAGTTATGCAAGTGCTTTCACGGGAGCAATGATGTTAGCACGTGAAGTTATCGAGCCGGTAACACTGCAACCAGGCGAAAAACATTCATTCACAATGGATTTGTGCGTAGAATAGGAGAAGGTGCAGAGCATGAAAATAGCTTACGCAATGTGCAGTACCGGGTTTTCACGACTTGATAGCGGGAACCTTTGTTTTTTACCTAAAAACAAAATATATAAAGAAGTAGGATATGTGAGCAAGGAAATAGCAAACGGCATTGGCGAGTTTTCTGCAAATCCTACAATTACTCTTAATTTAGATATATCTTACAGTTGGTATGGATTTATAATTAATTTTAGAAATTGTAAACCTCTTGAATTTACTATAAAAACTTATGATAATGATACGCTTGTTGATAATGTTGTTATTACGAATGTTGATAGCCTTAACTGGACAGACTACAATCGTTATGGCTCTGCGAACAAAGTTGTTATAGAATTTACAAAAGTTGAGCCATACGCAAGAGTGTCAATAGACTATGTTGGAATTGGTGACGCAACAGACTATGAACTGTCCAAAGATGATATGTTTGATACACCAACTGTTACGATGGAAGATAAATTAAAGTCAATTACCGTTCAAAAACAATCATATAAACCCGGCACCGACAAAAAAGAACTTGTGTCCGAAAAAATTACTGTCAATTCAAACAACAATATTGTGAAAGTTGACTTTTCAGCACCTAGTCACGGTTATACCGCCATCACTGATGCAAGTAATGTGACAGTTACAGTTGTAGAAAGTGGTGCCTATTATTGCATGTTAAAATTTGATGGACTAACTGACAAAGATACAACACTTACGTACACAGTCAGTGGATATGAGTATGTTGTGGACACTAAAGGATTAACCCATAGATACAATAGCAACGGAACTAAAACAGTTAATTGGAACAACCCACTTGTTGATAATACAGAAGCAGCTAGTTTGCTTGATGATTGGTTAGCGAATTATTACCTAGGTGCAGTTGATTATTCAATAAGTTGGCGTGGAGACCCTAGCGTAGATGCCGGGGATTTATTCAATCTGATTAAAACCAATAGTTCAACAGCAAAAATTAAGGCTTATCAAAATGAACTTACATTCAATGGTGCATGGAGTGGAAAACTTAGTGCCAGAAAGGTGGTGGAATAGTTGTGGAATGAACCAAAAACGGACTGGAAAAGCGGTGACGCAGTTATATGGACGGATTACAACCGAATAAAAAATAACATAGAATATTTAAAACAAAGAGCTGAAGATTTGTGTGGACCAGTTACAGGTTATCAAACCATGGGTATTGATAAGATGTATACAGATTTTTATTACGCAGACGAATTTAACGCATTTGAAAACAACATTGCACAGATTAACAGCGTAGTATATCCACAAGACATAGGCACCAAACAGACATTTTATGACAATGGAGCGTTTATTAGCTCAGCAGAGATAAACAGACTGGAAACAGCTTGTCAACTTATTAAAGATGCTTTAGACAATATTAAACCTAGACGCATTCCATTTAAGCTAGGTGCATACAAGGATATAAGAATATAAGGAGATGAATAAGATGGCTTTGAAAACAAATTATAAAGAGGATGTACTTGCTACAGCCAATACAAAACGTAAGTACAATATGATTACTAATGATGATGGAACGGTTAGCTTTGAAGATGTGACAGAATATCAGCAGACAGGTGATAACTTTGGTGCAGGCGATGTCAACCAAATATGTGAAGCTGTCAACTTAGCAAGCTCCACTCTGGATAAACTGAATTCTAATTTTCAAATTGTGGGTCAAGGATATGTCACGTTTGTTTTTCCAGCAGGGGACGACAAGAAGGGACAATATCAAGAAGTAACACAAAACATTCTTGTGCCAGCAGGGACTGATGAATTTATTCCAATTATATCATATCTTGGAATTTCTACTGAATCTTCTGTGCCAGCAATGCAGTTAATAGGGCCAAGTTACGATGCATTTGATGCATCAAAATCGGCGCAAAAAGTTCCGCTAAAATTTGCTGCAAATACAGACGGCTCTCCGTGGACAATACGTGTATTTTGGCTTGCAATTAGAGAAAATATTTTATAAAACAAAGCGGAGATTGTGATTATTCACTTTCTCCGCTTGTATTTGTTTCATCCCATTCGTCAAGACTCACATATTCTCCATTTGTCTCTCCATCAATATTGAGATAGACAACATCATATATAAAATTGTCAGTATCATATACTAACATTTCTACAGTAAAATCACTTTTAACCTCAGCTCCAAATGAATTTGTGCTATATACATAACTTTGCACCACAACAAGGTGCCCTTTTCGTTCCATGGCAATATCGCCCTGACCAAAAACAGAAGATGGGAAATCTGCCGACTTAGGATTTTTCAAGCAACTTTCAACAGTTTCTTTGGCCATATCCCAGTAAGATTGAAATTGCAAACCAGATATATCCGTTGCATTAACCTCTTCAGTAGTAGTCTCTGTTTCCTCCTCAGTTGCTTCTTCCGTGGTTGGCGTCTCAGTTGTCTCTTCAGTTGTGGTTTTTTCAGTAGTAACCATTTCCGTAGTATTATAAGCAACTTTTTTATGCTCCGATTTAGGTTGGTTCACACAACCTATTCCAAGTAATATTCCACCAACAATCATAGAGCCAAAAATGCCTATTATAAATGGCATAGCCTTTTTATTTTTACATAATAATATTATAGTCAATGCTACACATATGCCAGCCCCTAAAAACATTATTATTGCTCCAAACACAATTAAAAAGTTACTCATTTGTATTCACCTCACCAAAGTAGTATATAATATTGTCATAGTACCATGCATTTCCCCAAATTACCATATATTATGACAAAAAATTAGACTTCTATTTTAATTTATTTGCACATATAATGTAAGTATACAAATGATAGCAAATTTGTATGGGAGGGGTAAAGATATGGGAAATAACATAACTTCAAAAGAAAAAGGAGAACTTGTAAAGGAAATTGACCAACTCCTACAAGTTCTCCCCCAAAAGGAATGTCAAAGAGTCTATGAAATACTAAATCAATTATACTTCACTTAGCTCTGACATTGTATAAGGTTATTAATTAGATCAAGTACAGCTTTCTTATGACCATCTGTAAGCAAGTTGTACTTTTTCATTACTTCCATGCTTTCATCGTTTCTCTTCTCAACCTTATCCCAACCAACAACATCTTCTGGTGGAATATTTAAGGCTTCTGCAAACTTCATCAACATGCTTACATCAAGTGTTTTTATTGCACCTGTTTCGTATTTTTGAATAGTTGCTTCGGTGAGACCAACCTTTCCAGCAAGTTCCCTCATACTCATTCCTTTTGCTAACCTATAATTGCGGATGTTGTTACCAACTCTCAATCCGAACTGGCTAGCCATGATAATTACCTCCTTTCTTATTTGATACTATAATACTATCATATTATGATAGTTTTGTAAACATTTATTGTAAAAAACTTTCATAAAACGATTGACGAAACAATCACAATATGATATATTGTAATCACAATATGAAAGAAAGGAGGGTACAATATGAACTTGTCAAAACTCAAAGGTGTGATAAGAGAGAAAGGAAAGAATTATTGCCAGTGTGCAAGTGCTATTGATAAGAGCATTGCCACATTTAATTCAAAAATGAATGGCAAAACTGATTTTTCTATCGCTGAGCTTGAAGATCTTGGGAATTTTCTCGGCATGACTGATTTTTATTTATAAACAAATCCGCAATCATTGCAATGCCATGTAGTAACAAATCTACCCGGATTAGCTTTTCTAACGACCTTTTCTTTTTTATTTACAAGTGTAAACGGTCTAAATGGGTTCAAATTAACTGTGTACCTTGTTTTCGTCTTTTGATCGCGCGCTCCCATCACTTCACCGCCAACAGAATCAACGTGAATACTTAAGCATCTAGGACAATACGCAATCCCGTTTTGTCTATAGTACGTTATTTGTTTGTTTCGTTGAGCAATTAATTGTTGCTGTTGTTGTTTTTGCTGGGCTGGTGTTAATGGCGGTGGTGGAGGTGGCGCTTGTTGAGGAACAGGCCTTGGAGCGTACATACTTAGTCCGCAATTACAACAAAATCGCCATGATACATCATTTATTTTGCCACATCTCGGGCAGATTCGAGTATTTGCCATTTTATTATCCCTCCCATAATTATATAATTATATATTCCCATCCTATCACGGCGTATAAGAAAATGCAATTACCCAATTTATTATATTTTTGACGGAATAAACAGACTTGTATTTGCATATATTATAGAGTACAAATGATAGCATAATTTGTATAGGGGGTATAGGTTGTGGAGGAAAAAAAGAAAGAAATAACAGATGCAGTACAAAAGATAGCAGACGAACGCATAATTAACATACTATATGCTTATGTTATGAATCTTATTAAGTAAAACAAACCCCAAGAAGTACCATTTGGTATTCCTTGGGGTGTTTTTTTATTTCTTTGAAATTGAATCAATCAATTTTTCAAGGCTATCCCAACCATTTTCATCAAGGTTAGCAAGAGCAACAATCAATCTTTTTTTGAAAGACTCATCATCTGCTTTGGTGATCTCGGCAAGCATTTCTCCGAGCTGTTCTTCCTTGCTCTTCTGTATGAACATTTCTCCTTCGCCAGTTCTCAGCCATTCTTCGTTGACATCATATTCTTTACATATAATTTTGATTGTCTGTTCTGATGGGGAATTTTCACCACTTTCCATTTTACAAATAGCTGATCTTGAAACTGAAATACTTTGAGCAAAGTCCGTTTGATTTTTACCAACTTTGATTCTCACTGCCTTAATTCGTTCTTTCATATTGTACCTCCTTTCATTTAATAGATTACCACATAATGTACATTAAGTCAACAAATATGTTGACAGTGTTGATTTAATGTGCTATCATGTGTACATCAGATGAACAAAGGAGGTGAAAACATGAGCGAAAAGGAAAAGCAGATAGTTGAAAAACTCAAAGAGACTTTACCGAGCATGTCAGAGTTTGACAAAGGCTACTTACTAGGCAAGGCAGAGACACTGGCAGACGCGGCGGAGAGCAGCCCAAAGGAAAAGGAGTAGCTAGAGAAATTTACACTATAAGGAAAGGAGAAGTATGAACGAAATACAGTTATTTACAGATGGCGAATTTAATATGAGAACCGCCGTTGTAGATGGAGAGCCGTTATTTTGCTTGGTAGATGTTTGTAAGGTGCTGGACATTCAGAACCCATCAAAGGTCGCTCAGCGATTAGATGATGATGAACGCACTAAATTAGAGTTAGGGCGTCAGGGTGAAACGAACTTCATAACTGAGAGTGGCTTATATGCGGTTATCTTGCGAAGTGACAAGCCAAACGCAAAGAGTTTTCGCAGATGGGTAACATCTGAGGTACTTCCATCTATCCGCAAAACAGGCGGCTACAATAAGCCGCTTACAACGCTGGAGCAAATTCAGTTACTTGCTCAGGGTAATACAGAACTTGCAGAGAGGGTAGATAAGGTTGAGGACAAGATAGGTAGTCTTGAAAACGATATGCCTTTATACGGCTGCGAGATAGACGAAGTGCAGAAACTTGTCAAGCGCAAGGTGGTATCAATCTTAGGTGGTAAAGATAGCGAGGCATATGCCGACAGGAGCATAAGGAGCCAGACATTTAGAGATATGTATGGTCAGCTCAAGCGTGAATTTGGCTGTGTTTCTACTTATAAGAGCATCAAGCGTAGGTACATAGATGATGTTCAGAACTTTATCAGTAGCTATTCAGCACCAACGGCACTTGCCGAACAGATAAACAATGCTAATTCTCAGATGAATATGGGTCAGTATTGTGATGCCAGGAGGTGATTGCGTGGGAAGAAATTTAGACACGATTATAATTCGTGTCTTGTGCACACTGATGGCCATTATGTTTTATATAGCCATCATATGCGTACCTATAGGGTTGGAACTATTTAACATTTCTTTACCCATTTGGGTAAAGATATTGATTATTTTGGCATTTGCAGGACTGGTTCTTACAATGCTGGTAGTTGAACAAAAGATGGAAACTATAGAGGAGGAAAGGAATGAGAGAAAAAAATATTAGTGATTGGTCAAACAATAATGCGGTGATCGCTGGATGTGTTGTTGATACACCTATATATGAGTTCTCAGTAGGTAATAAGTCGTATTATCGCGTGATTATAAGTGCAAGGCGACTGAGTGGAACAGAGGATTTAGTGCCTTGTTACATTGAAGATAGCAAGGTCGCATATATCAGAAGATTTGATTATGTAGAGGTAATCGGACACATACGTACTAAACATGTTGCTGATTCAACAGGCGTAAACCACACAAAAGTATATATAGAGATACATGAGGTCAACCCCTACACATGTGATAAAAACAGAGTGGATTTTATCGCCCATAAGTTTGCCGATGTAGAGATCAGAGCAACACCTAGAGGATATAGGGTTTGTGACACTAGAGTAATCAATAATCTTCCTAATAGGATTGGAAATCTAATTCCAATTCTCTTGTGGGGCAAGAACACTGACCGATTCGCAGATGTACCACTTAATTCTGTGGTTGGCATAACCGGCAGATTTCAGTCAAGGGAATATGACAAGTTATATGAGGATGGCACCGAAGAGAAAAAGACAGCTTATGAGATATCCGTCTCAAAATTTGAAGTGCTTGAAGAAAGAAGGGAGAACAAAGAAGATGGACATTAAATGTGAAGGAACATGTAATAACAGCAGTACAGACAGTGTGGCTATTCCTCGCGATAGATATGAGGAATTAATAGATATGGAGACGAGAGCTGATGTGCTTATAAACATGACAAGAAAAGAAAAATATATAGATGTGGACACGCTGCTCATTGTGCTTGGCGAATTGCCGTTGGGAGGGGACAAATAATGAAGATTGGTTTGAAAAAGTTGGTTATGGAGAATTTCATGTGTTATGCGCATAAGGAAGTTGTTTTTGGTGATAACGCAAAGATTGCTGCTTCCAACGGCAAAGGGAAATCCTCAATAACTAACGCTTATATGTGGCTGTTGTTCAACTGTGATTATCAGCTTTCTGATAATCCACCTATTCGCCGTATGATTGATGGCAAAACTGTGGATGACACAGACGTATCGGTCACAGCTGTGTTTGACGTTGATGGTAAGGAAGTCGTCATGCGTAAGTCTCAGAAGAGAAAATATAGCAAAGATGGCAGCAGTTACAAGGATGATAATTCTTATTCAATCAACGATGTGCCTAAGACATTAAGGGATTTTAATGCATATCTTGACGCTGATATGTCTATTCTCAAGATGTGTAGTAACATCAATGCATTTTTGGCAAAGAAACCAGCAGAAATGCGAGATTTTCTGTTTGCGCTTGTAGATGGCGTATCAGATGTTGACGTCGCAAAAAGCAAGGTTGAACTTGCTGAACTTGTTCCACTCCTTGAAAGGTATACGGCAGACGAACTTTCAGCAATGAATAAAGCCACAAAGTCCAAAGTTGCAAAGGAACTACCAGTTCTTGACGGACAGATAGCAGAAAAGGAAAGAGATATACAGATCAAACAGTCACTAGATATATCCGCCTTGGAATTGCAGAAAAATGCAATTAAAGAAAAACTGAACAAGGTCACAGAAGATCAGATGGACATGGATAAGGTAGCTGCTGAACATGATGAGATCGCAGACAAAATTTTAAAATTAAAGTTTGAAATATCTGCGATGCAGAACAAAGCAAATGAAAATCTTGATTGCAAGAGAGCAGCACTTAGAAGTGCGATAGATGATTGCAAGACTACTCAGATGAGTGTAATCCAGGGAATTTCTGATAACGATTGGGATATCGACCAATCAACAAGAACTTTGGGTATTTTAAGGTCAAAGAAGGAAAAACTTGTTGCTGAATGGAAATCCGTTAATGCTGAGAAATTTAACGAACTTACTACTGTGTGTCCGACTTGCCATAGAGAATTTCCGGCAGAAGATATCGAAAGACTTAAGAGTAATTTTGCACAGAATCAAGCCGAGCGACTGGCAGTAATTGAGACTGATGGCAAGGCCATAGCTCAGAAGATCAAGGAGATTGATGAGCATATAGAAAAACTTAAAAAATGCAATGAACTCAATCGAAAGACTGTTGCTGATACAGAAACAAAGCTTACCAAGCTTGAAGAAGAATATAACGCACTTCCAGCGTTTGTTGATATATCAGGTGATGATGAATATATCGGTGTGATGGCGCAGATAGAAGCACTTGAAATCAATATGGCTGGTAT